CGAGATCGGCGACACGATCGACCTCCCTGATGACGTGTACGAGCTGCTACAGGGTTACACCGAGACGCTCGACAAGTTCACGTGGACGTGGACGGCGAACTGCACACCGGCCGCCCCGTACGCCAACGTCGCCGTGGCCGGCTCGACCTATCTGCCAGTCAGGGCGGACGGGACCACGCACAGTCTCGGCGGCTCGCTGACCACCACGGCCACCTCGCTCAGCCTCGTCACGCCGGCTGGCAGCGTGCGGTGGGTGGACAGTGCGACCTACCCGGCCGAGTTCCCGTTCAACATCAAGATCACCGGCGAGGTCATGACCGTCACGGCCATCACCGGCACATCATCGCCGCAGACCGCCACGGTCACCCGTAGCGTCAACGGCATCGTCAAGACCCACTCGTCCGGTGAGCTGGTCAGGCTCGCGGTCCCGTTCTACATAGGGAGATGACATGGCCCTGTTCCTGACCGGCCAGCGAATCACTGCCGATCTGCTCAACAGCCAGCTCGAGCCACCGTCTTGCATGGTCGTTCAGACCACCGCGCAAACCGGATGGACCGCCGATGCTCTCACAGCGGTGACTTTCACGACCGGCAGTACAGTGGTCGATACCGACGGATTCCACTCGGAAAGCACCAACACGTCACGTATCGTTATCGGCGGAAAACTCGGGTGGTGGCAGATAAACGGCATCTTCACGCCTCTCAGTAACGGTTCCATCACCCGTTATCGCAGCGTTATCGGGAAGAACGGCTCGCAGGTCATCGGATCTTTTGCCGGTGTCGTCAAGTCAACTGGATCGTTTGACGGTGTGTCTACTCCGACAGTTCTTGTGCAGGCTACCCTTTCGACCGATTACGTGGAGCTGTACGGGGCGGTCGGTGGTACGGGTACGCTCGGAACTGGAGTCAACTCGTACGTGACCAGTTCACTGACTGCTATCTGGGTACGGCCTAGCTGAAGTGGGGGAACATGAAATTCGTATCGGTCAGAGATTTTATTCAGTATGACGGTAGCAATCTCGCCGCCATCAAATCAGCGCTTGAGGCCAGTGGCGCCTATCCCAGGTCGTTCGTGTATACCGAAGTGGGAAATGTTCTCTCGATCAACACGTTCGATTTGGCGGGAGTCGTCGAACTGAATACGGGAGATTGGATCGAACCGTATGCGTTCAACATTGTCCAAAACGACTATTTTCAGAAGAACTTTGTTCCGCTGAGCAGTGTGAGTAACTCATGAGTGATCTGATCTACGGGTGGGACGCAAGCCATTACGACAACCCGCCGAACGCCTCGCGCATGATCTCCGAGGGTTTCTCGTTCTACACGCACAAGCTCGGCGGGGACGCGAACGATGCCGAGGCCGACGACTCGTGGGACAACGTTCGCGACTACCGCGACCACCTGCTCGTCGGCGGGTACTGGGTCGTTCGCCCCGACCTGCACGGCAACCCCACGACCGATGCCGACGCGTTCCTCGCCCGGCTCGACGACCAGTGCCCGACGTGGCGCAATGCCCCGTTCATCCTGCAAGCCGACTGCGAGTCATGGGGCGACTCGTCCGGGAAGAAGAAGCCGAACAAGACGCACATCAAGGCCTTCTGCGACCGCTTGCGGGCGAAGGCGCCGAAGCTCATGCCGATCGTCTACGCCAGCAAGGGCGACTACGGCGACAGCCTGACCGGACTGCCCTACCCGCTGTGGAACGCGCGCTACTCGCTGAGCTATCAGACTGGCACGGCGAGCATGCTCTACGCCCGGGCGCTCGCAGCCGGCAGCGGATGGGGTAAGTACTCCGGTCAGGTCCCACTGATCTGGCAGTTCACGAGCTCGGCGACGATCGCCGGGCAGACCACCTGTGACGCGAACGCCTTCCGCGGCACGCTGAAGGAACTGACGGCGCTGCTCGCGCCGGGATGGGAGAGCAACGACATGGAGATCTCCGACCTGATCGACGGCCTGAACAACAATCAAGCCCTGCGCAGGGCGTTCGTCGGTGCGCTGTTCAACACCGACGGCGTGCTCCCCGCGCCAAAGGGTGCCGGTGCCGATTCGGTGAAGAACAACCCGCAGTGGGCGGCTGTCAGCTTCCTACAGAACATCTACGACGCAGGGGTCGCCACGCGCACCTACGCCGCGCAGGCGGCCGGCAAGGACGTGGACGAGAACGCCATCGCTGCCGCAGTGCTCGCCGGCCTGAGTCCTTCGGCCATTGCGCAGGCGGTCGCCGCAGCGTTGCCTGAGGACGAAGCCAAGCAGACCGCTCAGGCGCTCATCGATCTCATCGCAGCTGCGCACTCCTCCGGCCAGTAAGATCAGAGGCATACCCGTTCCGATGGGCTCTCGTCGGGTAGTTTGTGGCGGACGACGCGACATCCTAGAGAAGCCTAGATCGGTGGATCATGAGTGAGCACACGGCAACAGCAGGGGCCGCCGGGGTGGCCGCGCGTGCTGATCGATTTGGCAGCGTTCACCTTGCCGTGGGTAGTGATCTTCAAGCAAGCAGGGATTGGATTCGCCCCACCGGCCCAGGTCAGCGAACCGCTGCTGTGGCTGGCGGGGGCGATGTTGGGCGTGCCCGGCGTCGGCCAGATCTTGGCCTTCAAGTTTGGCGGTGGCACTGGTACGGCCGGCTCGCAGCCGGAGGCTCCCTCGCCGGACTCGCCGCCTTCGCCGCCATCGTCCATCACGTCGGGGGCTGATGCCTGATGCCACTTCGCCGCTGGATGACGACCCACGGACTGCCCTCGTGGTATTCGTGGGTCGTCGTCGTTCTCATGCCGATCATGGCGTCGATCGCCGTCCTGACCATCGCTCTGCGCGTCAACGAGCGCTCGATCGACCGTGAGCGCACCGCCCGCGAACAGGCGCAGCAGCAGACCGACGAGGCGCTGTGCTCGGTCTTCGCCCCGATCGACGACGGGTATAAAAATACCGCCCCACCTGCTACCGAGGCGGGGCGGGAATTCGCGAAGAACATCGCCGCCGCGCGGCGCAAGGTCTGCCACACCTGATAGGTCATAGGAAACCGTCGTATCCTGCAAGTATGCCTAACCCCAACACGGCGGGCCCGAACAACGACGGCTCGCACAGTCTCGCTCCGGAGAGCAAGGCCGGCAACATCACGCAGTGGCTTGTCACGGCCGGCGCCACGGGACTGCTCGCGGCGCTCACCAACCTCGACACGTCCCACTGGGGCGGGTACCTCGGCATGGTCGGCGTGTCGGCGGTCGGACTCGGCATCGGCCTGCTCACGTCGTATCTGAAGAAGAACCGATGACGCAGCCGATCTCTCGTCCCCGCCCGGGCGGAAAGCTCGGCAAGCTCCCCGCGCAGCCTGGGCGGCCGCACCTGAAGCTCACGCCCACCCTCGGCCAGCTTCCCGACCCGCCCGCAGAGGTCGACAACGGCGCCGGCCAGTACCCGATGTACGCTAACGACCACCTCGGCGACTGCGTGGAAGCGGGTCTTGGTCACCAAGTCGGCCAGTACACGCGCGTCTCGTCCGGTACCGAGGTGCTGTTCAGCGACGATCAGATCATCGCCGCCTACTCGGCGATCACGGGATACACGCCCGGCGACGAGAACACCGATGAGGGCACGTACACGCAGGATGCGATGACGTGGTGGCGCAAGACAGGTCTTGAGGGCCACAAGATCGTCCTGTTCGCCTCGATCCGCTTGACCGACGTCAAGGCGCTCAAGCAGGCGATCTGGGCGTTCGGCGGCGTCGGTATCGGCTTCAACTTTCCGGCGTACGCGATGGATCAGTTCAACGCGGGCCAGCCGTGGGACGTGCAGCGCCAGAACGCCCAGATCGAGGGCGGCCATTACGTTCTCGCCACCGGGTACGACGAGAAGTACCTGAACGTCAAGACGTGGGGCGCCGAGCAGGAGATGTCCTGGGCGTTCCTGGCGAAGTACGCCGATGAGGCATGGGTGGTGCTCACCGAGGAGATGGTGGGCGCGGCCGGCTCGTTCCTGCCCGGCGTAGACCTTTACGGATTGGGGGAGGACTTCAGCCAGTTGACCGGCCAGTCCAACCCGTTTCCCGAGCCCGCACCGGCCCCCACTCCTGTTCCGGATGGCCCGAGCGGCGCTGAGGTGGCTTCGGCGGTTCGTTCCGTTCTGACCGAGCTGGGAGTCTGACGCGGACGTGGACAGGCCGCGGGTTTCGAGCCCGCGGCCTGCAACTTGCAGATTTCCCTATCCGAATGGGTTGTACGCCGGCTGAGGTTCGGCCTTGCCCGGATCACTCGTGGTGACCGCCTCGCTATTCGGCATTGACGCGACATTCGCCTCGTACTGCTGAGCTCGCTCGGCGCCCTCGGCCTGCTCGACCTCCTTCGCCGTGCCCGCCCGGGCGGCCTCCATCTCAGCCTTCGTCCGGCGCCGGCGTTTCGGCTGACCGGACCCGTAGTTGCCCTCATCCCGTGGTTGCGGATCAACGATACCGATACGCGGCTGCTCGGCCTTTTCCTGTTCCGTGGCGCCGAGCGCCGCAGCAACAGCGGCCGGCGCGAACTGCCGCAGCATCTCGACCGGCGCGCGGAGCTCGATGACCGTCATCTCTTCGTGCTCGGTGGCGCCGTCCGTTTCGAACGCCGTCACCGTTACCACGTACTGTTTCCCCACGCTTACTCCCTGAGCTCGTTGCTGATGATGATGAGCGCGCCCGGGCGCTGATCGCCGGTCGGGCGCTGTTTGCTGAGTTCTTTGATCATGACGATCTGTGCGTCGTCGTCGTACAGTCGCGCCGTACGGTAGCGGCCCCCGCCGAGCGCGTCGAGCGTCGAACGGAGCAGCTTGTCAATGTCCGGCTTCCCGATCGGGTTCTGTGCCGGGTGCATCAGGAACGTGCACCGCTCGATCACAACCGGCACGCGTTCCGGAAAGACTGGCAGCGTGGTGTGGTGGATGCCGGCCGCGCGGTAGGCCTTGTACGCGCCCACCTTGACCGCGGTGCGCCACGCCGGCAGATATGCCGAGTCCTCGAGGAGCTGCCCCGCCCCTCCGGTCTTCTTCGACCCTTGAGGGGCGGGGCGCCCGTGCACTTCGATGAACAGCTTCATTACTTCCGCTCTTTGACGGTAACTATTAGTCGAAGTCCCATTCCGATAAAGAGCCCGCCGAAGGGGGCCCAGAATTCATCACTTAATGGCGTCCGTCCGGCTATTGCCCAGACACCAAGAATGATCAGAGCTATTCCGGCGGGCTCTTTCCAGTTCACGCGAGCGGGTGCGGGAAGTGCCCCGCCTGCACGGCCTCGAGGTACTGCCGGACGAGCGTGACTTCCTGCTCGTTCGCCCCGATCAGGTACCACGGGTCGTTCTGGTTGGGGCCCGCCTTCGTGACCCGCCCGGCGATCATGCCGGGAGCCTGCCCCGGCGCGGCCGGCAGCGAGTCGCGCAGCTGCGAAATGAGGCGACTCTGGTTGATCCACATGCCCTTGCGGACGTAGGGCAGCGGCGCCGACTCGGTGTGCGGCTTCGGCGGCAGTGAGTACGGGTCGCCGCCGAATGCGATCGGCGACTGCCCGCCCTGACCGTCGTCGAGCACGACCACGGTCGCGGTCAGCCGATCCTGTTCGACGTTGCCCGATGCGCGCTGTTCCTGCGTGATGAACTGCGGGTTACGAGGCACGCGCTGCAGCGACAGCGGGAAGACGAGTACGAGGCGGCCGAACATGTCCTTCAGCCGGGCACCGGTGCCCTCGCCGACGACGGGCGCCGGCGCGCTCGCCAGTCGGCCCATGTCGAGCGCGGGCGGCGCGGCCTGAGTCGCAGCCGGTGCCGGAGCGGCCTGCTGCGGCTGCATCGGGAAGCTGAACGGCTGCGGCTGAGGGGCGGCCGGCGCCGGAGCGCCGAACGGATTGACGGGAGCGGCCGGCTGGGCGGGCTGCTGCTGCGGCTGTGCGGGGAGGAACGGGTTCGTCATGCGGATTCCTGACTGCGAGATACGGATACGGGTTGCTGATTACGTGGGACTGGGAGCAGGTACGCCAACCGGAGAAAGGAGCACCCGGTGACAAAAAAACCGGCTTTACTGAGCGTCCTTACAAGGTGATCCAAGGTGACCAATATTGCTTCCGGGTACCTTGTTTGACTCCCAGTTCCGTGCGCGACCGGGATTCGAACCCGGGACCTGATACTCCGCTTATCCCCATCCAGGGCTTCACGTTTCTCCGCTCTCCCACTGAGCTACCGCGCCGCCGGACCGCCATAGTCCGACCCAGATCGCAGCGACTTCCACGCACTTCCGGGTTGGCGCCCGTGCTGTCCGTCTGCTCGTGCGATCAAACCGTGGGCCGTACAGGAATCGAACCTGTACACCGGTAACTCGTCAGCTCCGGCCGTCCGATCAGCCCGTGCGTCCCCCGCCACCGACATTCCGCTGATAGCGGGGGAGCTCTTGCGTTCTGTCGAGAATCTGAGATCCGGTACCCGGTGTCGATCCGTCATACGGATCGAATGCCGCAACCTCGCCGATCTGTCCATCCTCTACGCGGGATGAGTCTTGCCGATGCCGTTCCGGTAGTGCCCCATCCCCTTGCGATAGCTCAAGCCTAGCAGCTTCCTGCTAGGTGTCAAGCCCTACGCCGGCATTCCTTCCGACCACCCGCACGCGCAGCTCCCGGCCGTATGCAGCGCCCGCTGCGGGCACTCGATCACGCGCCGGCGAGCGTCCCCCGCGGCGGCGATCTCGCCGTCCCATGCGTTGCCGTGCTCATCCCACGAGCGCCACAGCTCGGCCAGCGCCTCGACATCGGGAGCCTGGCGGATCAACTGCAGCAGACGGGCGACCGGCCCATCTGTACCGCCGGTTTGCGACCACCGCACGAGTCCATCGGGTCCGCGTGTCGCGACCTGTTCCGTAACGTTGCCGGTCGCATCGCGGCTGACGTTGAAGTCGACGACCTCTCCGGGTATCGGCGCGGGACCGAGCGCGGTCGCGGTCACCTTCGACGCGTCGAGCATCGCCGTGGCGAGCGAGCCGGGCGCCGACGCGGGGCGGTCGGGCGAGGCGTACTGGCCGGCCACGGCCACCTCGGTGAGTACCTCGGCCGGCTTCGGCTCGACGATATTCGGGACCGGCGCGAACCACTTCTTCGCCGCTTTCTCGCGGTCGCGCTGCCGAACTGCCGCCTGCGCTGCTTCCCACCCCGCGGTCAGATCGACGAAGTACGGGACCGCCTTGCCGTCGCGCACGTGCACGATCACGCCCACGTCCTGCCGCACGCACGGCGCATCGACGTAGCGACCGGTGATCTGTGTCGGGCCGTACTGCGTTTGCATGGTGGCGGTCGGCCCCTCGGGCAGCCACATGCGCTTGGCGCGCGAGTAGATAGCGAGCTGCGGACCGATGTGCAGCCCGTTCAGCAGCGGGTTGCCTTCGGTCTTCACATCGACGATGACGGGCAACGCCTCGCCTACCGTGTGGTTGTGACCGTGCTGACACGTATCGGGGCCAAGTAGTTGCCATAGGCCGGGGATGTAATCCACCCGGTCAAACGAGCCGGCAACGTCGAGCTCGTCGCAGACCACTGTGCGCTCGATCTCGACGGACTTCCAGCCGTTCAGCTCGCGCAGCTTCGCATACGCGCGCAGGTCGGCGGCGGCCTTGCCGGGCAGTCCGGCTGCGACCTTCTCAATGTCCTCGCCGCGGTCGACGCGCTCGGTCAGGTCGTGCATGGCGGTCCCCGCGGTGGCGCCGGCCGAACTGCCCGCCGCGGCCATGCAGTCCTCGGCCCACTGATTCAGCCGCTTCTTCGTCGCGTCGTTCCACCCGACGATCGGAGGCGGGTCGCCGAGCGCCTTGACGCCGAGCACGATGTCATCGCGCTTCGCCGCCCCGAGCAGCACCTGACGCTTCTTCCACGCCTCGAGCGCGTCGCGGTTCGTGTCGACCTTCTTGATGAGCGTCGACACGCGCTGCCACTCGCGCCCCTCATGATCTTTGTACCAGCCCCATCGGCCGGTGTTGGGCATGGTCCCCGCGCTGTTCGCCATCAGGCGTTTCCTTCCAGTGGATAGTGGATCCACGGCCGACACGCAGTGTCAGCACCGCCGTACGGACAATCTCCGTCAATGATGGTCACTTCCTCTTGCCGATCCCGCGCTCCGGCGGTCGCAGCGGCAACAGTGCGCATGATGAACGCGTTTTGCGCTTCAGTCGTATGACGAGAGCCGGTAATCAAAACCCTCATTCAATGACCTCGAATCCCGCCGCACGGAATGCGGCCTCGCAAACGGCACGCGCTGCCAGTTCCGGCAACCCGACCGACTTCCAGATGTCGTCGGTGATCTTTACCTGAGTGGCGACCTCGATCGCCGCGTCAAGGTGCCGGATACTGAATTCCGGCTCGTCGTAATAGGCCTCGCGCGCTCGCTGACGCCGGTCCGCTATAGGATCCATGTCTCTCCGATCAGTGACACGTCACCGAACGATGCTTGCAGTGCGGCAAACGCTCGGGCTTCCTCGATGGTGTCGGCCCGCGACAGCACCGTCACCGGCGTGTTCGGCAGCGGATAGCCCATAATCTCCTGCCCGAACCGCGTCAGCGTGACCGAGAACGTCGGCTCGCGCACGATCGACTTGACGCCCCATTCCTGCCCGTCGTGGCCGAGCACCACATCGCCGGCGTGCACCGTCTCGTAGGTGTCCATCACCGGCGTGATCCCCTCGTGCCGCCGCCGTGCTGGTCGTTGTTACGGCAGATCACGTCACGGATGCCCCGGACCCAGCGCGCGACCGCCCTATCGACCTGCGCGTCGGTGTGCTTCTTGATGAGCGCCTCGACGTGCTTCGGCGGCTTCTTCGGCTGCTTGGCCATCAGTGCCCCCTCGCGATGGCGACCGCGACGCCGGAGATCAGGATCAGGAACGCGAGTTGCACGAACAGTGTCCAGCTCATCGGTCTTCTCTCCCCTCGCGCTCAGCCCTGTTGAAGCGATCAACAGCATCGGCTTGCTGCTTGATGGACGTGAGCTCCTCGATGTATGCGCCGAAGCCGTTGAGATCGAACGACTGAACGTCGCCGTCGGCATCGACCAGCACGATCTCGACGTAGCTGCCGTCGTCCTTGATGGCGGCCGAACCGCCGCCCGTCAACCCGCGGAACGTCAGACCTTCATGGTGCATCTTCATCAGTGCCGCCCCCGGTAGAGGTAGCGGCGCAGGTAGTTGGTCATCTCTCCCATGCCGCACAGCCTAGCATGTTCCTGCTAGGTCTGCTAGCCTGGGCCCATGACCAACGACGCGACCACGCGCGCCGCCACCACGCCGGCCGCGCCACGCTACTCCCAGTCCCTGCACGTCCTGCTCGACGAGCCCACCCGCGCCGCCGCTCTCGGCTTGGCCGTCATCAACGCCGAGGCGGCCGGCCCCGGCGTGCGCCCGCGTGAGGGTGAAGCCATCCGGCAACTGCTCGAGGAGCAGCTCACCCGCGTCAAGACCGAGGCGCCGAACCTGTACGCCCGGATGCTCAGCAAGGGCCGCGAGGCTCTCGCCGCGAAGAAGGCGCAGCCGTACGGCTGACCGATAGTCATCCACCCTCGGCAGAGTTAGAGTTCAGACCCCGTACAGAACAAACGGCGCGCCGTCACCGGCGCGCCGCTGTGTCTCTGGGAGAGACGCCCGAGTCCCAACCGAGAAGGAAGGAGTCGAACTTGACTCCCGATACTACATACAGTGGCCCGTACGCGCGAGCTGCCCACATCTACCGCGAGGCGGGCTGGTACCCGCTCCCGCTCGGCAACGGCCCGGCGCAGAAGTTCCCGCCCCCGAGCGGATGGACCGGTCACAGCGCGCCGTACCCCTCGGCCGGCGACGTGCACGCGTGGACCGAGACGCACGGCGATCGCAATATCGGTCTGCGCATGCCACCCGGCGTCATCGGCCTCGACGTGGACCACTACCGCGACAAGACCGGCGCCGACACCCTCGCGCAGCTCGAGGCGAAGTTCGGCCCGCTCCCGCCCACCTGGGTCAGCAGCGCGCGGCCGGCCCCGTCCGGCATCCGCTTCTACCGCATCCCGCACGAGCGCGCCGGCGTCATCAACTGGCCGGGCGAGGCGGGCAAGTTCATCGAGATCATCCAGCCTGGTCACCGCTATGCCGTCGTCTGGCCGAGCATCAATCCTGAGGCGGCCGGCGCCGAGTACCGGTGGAGACACGAGAATCCTTCAACTTTGCGCGAACATCTTCTTGTCCCCCGATCGGGTCAGTTGGACACCGTTGAACCGCGCCCGCAAGATCTGCCCGCGCTCCCCGTGCGCTGGATCGAGGGACTCGCGCTGCCGTACGAGCGCGTAGACAAGGCGACCCTCGGCAGCGAGCAGTACGCGCAGTGGTGGGACGGCCTGCGATGACGCGGCAGTGGTGCCCGCCCGTCCACAACGTGTGGACACAGGCTGTGGATACGCTGCGTACCGAGGCGGCCAGTCGGCACGAGACCGCCCGTGACGCGGTGCGGGCGCTGGTCGCGCTCGGCGGCGAGGGTCATTACGGCGCGCGCCAGGCGGTTGAGGACATATCACGTGTCTTCGCCGAGGCGGTCGGCCCCGATCGGATCGCGTCCGGCGAATGGCACCGGTTGCTCGTCGGCGCGATCGAGCTCGCCGCGGCGAAGAACACCATGCCGCAGCAGTACTGCGAGCACGACCTCGCGACCGTCGTCGAGATGCCGGCCGGCTTCTTCGAGCTCGTCGAGCAGCGCCGGCAAGAGGAGCGCGATCAGGCTGCGGCGGTCACCCGGGCGCGGCTCGACGAGATGGTGGCGCACGTCGGGAGCCTCCCAAAAGAGCAGCGCGCCGATGCGGTGCGGCGCCTGATCCCGGAGATAGCCGCGTGGGACAAAGCGCAGCAGGGCGCCGCCCGTGACGCGCTCAGCCGCAAGAGCGGCCTAACTGACCTCGGCCTGACCGAATTCACCGAGCTGCTCAAGGCCGACGAGCGCGAACGCAAGCAGGCCGCCGAGGAGGCGGCGCTCAAGGCGCGGCACGAGCGGCACGAATCGGCCGTATCCTCGGCGAGTGAGAACGGACTGCTCTTGCCGCCCCCGCACGACCCGATAGCGGTCGCGCGCAGCCTGACCCCGCGGCTCGAGCGGCCGGCGCGGTGGTGGCGCGGGGACTTCTACCTGCACGACGGCACGCGCTACCGCCCCTGGGCCCCCGAGGCGGTCGACAACTGGCTGTACCGCCAGACCGAGGGCGCGCTGTACGAGCTGGCCGACGACAAAGGCCTGTCGCCGTGGCGGCCGACCGAGACGAAGATCGGCAGCCTTAGTCACGCCCTGTCGCGCGGCGTGCTCTATCGCGACTCGGCGGCCGAGTCGGACGACAGTCCGGCGCAGGTGGCCTGCCGCAACGGCGTGTACGACGTGAACGCGCGTCAGTTGCTGCCGCACACGCCGGAACGGTTCAACCTACAATCGCTGCCGTTCGACTTCGACCCGTCCGCCACGGCGCCGACGTGGCAGTGGTTCCTCAACGACGTGCTGCCACTCGACGCGCAGACGTTCCTACAGGAGTGGTTCGGTTACATCGTCAGCGGCCGGACCGACCTCGAGAAGATCGCGAACCTGGTCGGCCGGCGCCGCTCTGGCAAGGGCACCATCTCGACCGTGCTCGACGCGCTCGTCGGGCCGGAGAACTGCGCGGCCCCGAGCATGCCCAGTCTCGTCGGGACGTTCGGTGAGGCGCCGCTGCTCGGCAAGACCCTGGCCACCTTCTCGGACATCTCGTGGAGTTTTCGCGACATCGCCGAGGCGGTCGAGATCGTCAAGAAGATCAGCGGCAACGACGCGCGTGACGTGAACCGCAAGAACCGCGACGTGTGGCACGGCAAGCTCGGCGTGCGCTTCATGATCATGGGCAACGACATGCCGAAGTTCACCGACGCTTCCGGCGCTCTCGCCGGCCGGCTGATCAACATTCAATTCCCCGGCAGCTTCTACGGGCGCGAGATCCCCGCGGTCAAGACGAAGCTGCTCGAGGAGTTGCCCGGCATCCTCAACTGGGCCTTGGCTGGCCTCGAACGGCTCAACGCGAACGGGCGCTTCACGGTCCCACAGACGAGCGAGGAACTGACGGCGGAGATTCGCCGGCAGCAGTCCCCCGTACAGGGCTTCCTCGACGACCTGTGTGCCTTCCCCGACACCGAGACCGTTCCCGTCCCGCTCGACGAGCTGCATCCGGTCTACACGGCGTGGGCACGTCAGGCCGGCATCGAGCATCCCCTTGCCCGGGACAAGTTCAGCGCCGGGCTCATTTCGGCCGGTCTGACGATCAAGCGGGAGCGGCTCGGCGGAGTGCGGGCGCGGTACGTATACGGCATCGTGCCGCAAGTGGACGAATCGGGCGCGTCGCTCTGGGTGCGGACACTTCACCCGTATGGACAGGTACCTCCCACGTAGGACAAATCACCTTAACGATTACTCAGCCCTGCCACGGCCCGTAAGGACCGCCGCGGGGCTGGGTTCGTTTTCGAGACCTAGCTGTCCCGCTGCTGTCCCGCTGCTGTCCCGCTGCTGTCCCGCTGACTGTCCCACTGATTTTCGCAGGTCACAGCATGTTTGTCCCGCTGTCCCGCTGAACTTGAGATTCAGATAAGAAGAATCGAAGAGGAAAAAATAAGGGGTCCGGGAAGGGCTTGTTTTTTTGAGGGGCTTCATCCGTGACCACATAGGGCCGGAATCAGTGGGACAGGCGGGACAGGTACCTGTTTCCGCAGCTCATACCCTGTCCCACTGATTTACCTCTGAGCGGGACAGCAGCGGGACAGCAGCGGGACAGCAGCGGGACAGGCGGACAGTGGGCGAAACCTGCTAGGTTCATGCCATGAGAAACCGATTCCTGGCCGCGCTCGCGGTCCTCGTCTCCTTCTTCGCCGCCGGAGCGGTCATCACGGCGACCGCGCCGGCGCAGGCCTCGCTCTCGCAGTGCGGACCCGCCCAGATGTGCATTTGGACGAATAGCCTCTACGGCGGGTCGTTCACGCAGTACGACTCGGGCACGATCTATCAGGCGCCTGGGCACTGCTGGAAATTCGCCGTCGGCGGTACCTTCGACAACTCGGTCAGTTCGTACGACATGAACTTCGCCGTCGCCGGCTATTACGTGCACTTCTTCGACAACAATTCGTGCAGCGGCACGAGCTTCACGCAGGAGCCGCCCGGGCCGGCCGCGTCCATGCCGAGCGGCTGGAACGACCGGCTCGGCTCGATCAGCATCAACACGAGTCGCTAGCCAGACCTAGCAGGAAGCTGCTAGTCTGACTGCATGACGTACCGACAGAACATGAGAGTGGCCCTGGTCGCCGTGGTGCTGACCGCGGTGGCGGGGCTGCTGCTCTTCGTGCTCCCGGTGGCGCATGCGAGCACCACGCCCGAGCCGCAGCACGTTTCCCCGACCCCGAACCCTCCGGCGAATGGACCGCACCGATGACGACCACTCCCGGCAAGCTCGACAGACTGATCGCCGACGCGGCGGCCGAGGCGAACGTCGCGCCCGTCCCTGTCGACATGACCCATCTGACACAGGAGCGTCTCGACGACCGGACGTACGGCGCGTACATCTTCAACGGCAACCTGCTGTGGTGGGACCTCGAACCGAACGAGGTCACCGGTCCCGTCCCGCCCGGTAGCCGTGCCCTGTACGTGAGGGCGGACGACCGTGGATAGCTTCGTCGATCAGGGTTACCACTGGGTCGAGACGACCGCCCCGATCGACTCCGACGTGCGCGTTTTCCATCGCGGCCTGCCGGCCCGCGTCGAGGCGGCCGAGGCGGGGCGTGTGCACGCGCTGGCGGCGCACTTTGATGCAACCGCCGATGCCCACCCAGACACGGCGTATGCCGCCATCTGGCGCGCCGCCGCCGGCAAGGTGCGGGAGCTGTTGAAGTGAGCAGCCTCGCTGACCTCCGCCCCGGCGACATCGGCTTCGGCCCGATCCACGGCGCGGCCGGCGCGCTCGTCAACGTCGGCCAGCTCATGCTCGGCGAGGGCTTCCATATCGGCCGGCTCGACATCCGTCATGTGTTCGTGGTGGTCGGTAACGATGGCGGCCCTCAGCCTGACGTGTATGCGGTCGAAGCGATGCCGCGTGGTGCACGTCAGGCACTGATCAATGACCGATGGACGCCGGAGTACGCGTACTGCCGGCTGCCCGAGGACTACCCCGGTCAGGCCGCGGACGCGGCAGCCATCGCCCGCGCGATGATCGGTACGCCGTACAGCTTCGCCTCGTACGCGGCCCTCGCGGCGTGGCGGTTCGGGTGGAAGACTCCGCGGCTTGAGGCATGGATTGATCGGCGCTGTGAGCCGATCCCGTTCGAGGGCAACGGCACGCATGCCCAGAACGGCACGAACGGGTTCGTCAGCCTTCCCGCCGAGGCCATCTGCTCCGTGCTGGCGGATCAGGCGTGGGCGCTGACCGGCAAGCAGGTCATGCCGCCCGGTACGCCGCATCAGTGCGTGACGCCGGGCGCTCTCGCGATGGCACTGCTCGAGCGGCAGGGCACCCCTGCGCAGTGGTTCTGGCCGGGGCGGTCATGAGCGATTGCAAGTGGTGCCGGCGTCCGTGGGCGGTCCTGCCCGGGTGGGAGGCGTTCCGTATCGTGCGGATCTGCCTGCACTGTGACACGGCGCCCGCGACCAATCCCGGCAACCGTCTCGTCGCCGGCCCACCGAAGCTTCCGGGGAGCAAGAACGGGTGGATCCTACCCCCGGAAGACTGACGAACCTGCTAGCTTCCTGCTAGACTCAGGGTATGAAACCTACACAGCAAGCGTGGGACAAGGTGGCGGCCGCCGTACGCAAGGCCGGCCGTGTGAGCGGTGGCGATATCGCGCACATGATCACTGCGGGAGTACTGGCGGTCGGCGAGGCGATGGCCGAAAAGGTCGAGTGCACCTGCGACACTGCGTCAGGCCAGAGTGGGTGTGAGGTGCATAAGAGTCATTATGGTGCACCCCTTGACACGGAAGACGGTAGCGTGTAGCGTCTTCTATGCAAGGCAAGAAACGGGAACACCGGGATCTAGGGAATCCCCAGAACGTTGGGAAACCGAAAAGCGAAACCTACCTTCGGGTATGAGTAGCCTGCCGATGGTGAGCCAATAGGAGCCAAGCTTCCCCGTTCGTTTCAAGCCAAGCTGACAGCCCGGAAAGACGGGCACCCAACATTCGACCGGGGAGCGCTCATGATCGACGCACGACACCTCAACCTGATCATTGACATTCAGCCGCACCGATTCCTCGGTGTTTGCAATGGGCCGCACGGGCCTAACCGCAGCTCGATTTGCGGGTGGTCCTGATGCCCGCTCCGAAGAACCCCAACACGGCCGCCGCTACGGCGGTCGTGCGCCGTCGGGGGCAAGAGACGATGGCGGCCAAGCTGCGGGCGGCCGGCTGGAAGGTCACGCCTCCGGAGGAAGTGCATCATAGTGCCGATTATGTGGCCGGTGCCGAGACGTACGCCTGCCCGGACTGCGGTGCGGGCACGGCGGTCGGCGAACTGCACGTCTGCGAGGTCAAGCCGTGATCCCGGTCGAGAAGGCGGGTGCGCTGCCGCTCGTTGTTCGTGCTCTGCGTGAGAGCGAGGGCAGGACGCGGCGCGGCGTGGTGCACATCGCGCAGCAGATCGACCCGTTCCGGGGTCAGCACGCGATCAACAATCAGTGGTACGCGTGGGAGGCGGGAGTCAAGACTCCGACCCTTGCCCCCACCATGGACACCTATCTGCGGGCGCATGGCGTCAGCCTGGCGATCGTCCCGAGGGAGTCGCACAGCCGCACCATGACGCACCTGTGCCCGTACGCCGCCGATACCGAATGCATGATGGCGGCCGGCCACGGGGGTCCGCACCGCGACTACTCGGGCGATGTGATCTGAGTGGCGATCGCGGAGGTATGGCAGCCTGGCCGGGGGATCTCATTTCTTGTCGATCGGCACAGGCACCGCATCTTGAAGATCGTCAACCAAAATGTCTGGGTTGGGTATTGCCCTGTCCGAGGTGTTGACAAGATCATCTATTCACCGTCGTGGGAACTGATGCTTGTCCTGACGCGCACGCCGTGTCCACATATCGATGAGAACATGTTCCCGATCATTGACCGGAAGCAGTGACGGTGCTTCGCGACTACCAACAGGAGCTTTTGGCCGGCGTTCACGATGTGTGGCGCGCCGGTCATCAGCGTGCCGCCGCAGTCATGGCGACGGGGGGCGGCAAGACGTGGCTGTTCAGCGTGCTGGCCGGTCAGGCGCACGCCGAGGGTAAGCCGACGCTCGTCATCGCTCATCGCACCGAGCTGATCGACCAGGCGATCGAGAAGCTGCAGCGCGCCAACCCCGGCGCGCAGATCGGCCGTATGCAGGGCCCGCTCAAGCAGTGGCGGTCTGACATCGTTGTCGGCAGCGTGCAGACCTGCTCCCGTCCGGGAGCACTGAAGCTGATCGAGGCGCGGCGATGGGGACTCGTCGTGGTCGACGAGACACACCACGTCGCCGCCGCGTCCTATCAGACCGTGCTGCGCGCGGCCGGCTGCTTCCGCCCGGGCGGGCCGAAGCTGCTCGGCGTGACCGCGACTCTCGACCGCTCCGACGGACTTTCGCTCGGCGACACCATCGAGGCGGTCGCCGAGCCGCGCATCGGCCTGATCGACCTGATCAAGCGCGGGTGGCTTGTACGCCCCCGCGGCATCCGGGTGCGTATCCGCGATCTCGACCTCGACGGCGTGAAGAAGGTCGCCGGCGAGCTCAATCAGGGCCAGCTCGGCGCGGCGATGCACGCGGCCATGGCGCCGGCGAAGCTTGTCGAGGCGTGGATGGAGCATGCCAAGGGCCGGCAGACGATCGCGTTCATGCCCACCGTCGCCATCTCGCACGAGGTGGCGGGTGCGTTCCGTGACGCCGGCTTCCGCTTCGAGCACCTCAGTGACAAGACTCCGAAGAAGCAGCGCGCCGAGCTGATCGCCGCCTACCGCCGCGGCGAGGTCACGGGGCTGTGCAACGTCGGTCTGTTCACCGAGGGCACCGATCTGCCGGCGACCGAATGCGTAATCCTCAAGATGACCTCGAGCGGCACCCTGTATCAGCAGATGGTCGGTCGCGGGTTGCGGCTGCACGATCCCGCGGACTGCGAGTGCCCCGTGCAGCCCTGCGCTTTTCCGCTCAAGCGCGACTGCATCATCCTCGACCCGTCCGGCGTCGCGAAGCGCCACACCCTGGCCACCCTGGTCAGCCTCGCCGGCGCACCGCTCGATGAGGGCGTCGATGAAGACCTGCTCGAGTACGAGGAAGACGAGCTCGCCGAGCGCGACGAGGATGAGGCGGCCGAGCCGCTGCCCGTGGAGTACGAGGACGGCGACGGGCTCGACCATGAGCTGTTCGATCTGTTCGGCGAGAGCTCGACGAGCTGGATGCGCACACCTGAGGGCGCGTGGTTCGTGCCTGTGCCCGACGGCGTGGTCTACCTCATGCCGGCCGTCGATGTGCGTGACATCTGGCAGCTGCGCTGGGCGTCCGAGGTGCACGGCGAGGGGCTGATCAGTGAGCACCTGCGCATCGATGAGGCGATGCGGGCCGGCGAGGCGTACATCGCCGAACGCCCGATGTGGCAGGCCGACCGCAATGCCGCCTGGCGGTCGATGCGGGCGTGGGGGTCGAGCAAGACCAAGGGCGAGATCGCCGACGAGAAGGCCATGCAGCGTGCTGTCCGACTGTTGGATTCCTAGCAGGAACCTGCTAGGATTAGGGCATGATTAAGACGATCCGAATCTGGAACGGATGCAAGGTGGCCGCCCTTATCGATGTCGACGAGTCGGGCGGTGTCACTGCAAGCGGCCCCACTTCGGGAGCGCACAACAGCGCGCGCGTTGACATCGAGATCGACCCGTGGGCCGGTCTGATCGTCGACCACAGCGTGCGCCGCTCACCCGTCGACTTCCGCACTCCGGAGGAGTGATCATGAAGGTGCGTTTCTGATGACCGAGGCGGAACAGTACTGGCGGTATGTGCTGGACGAGGCGGTTCATGAGGCTGGTCGTTCTGGTCGGCGCCAGCGTGTGTACGCCTATCGCGATGCCGGTCGGTGGTGGTGGGCGTTCACGTCCACCCGTGAGATCGTGATGCGTGGCCGCCATGCGTGAGGATCACTGCGCGCGGTGCGGGTACCTGCTCGAGTATCACGACGTGGCGCGGCGCTGCCCGGGACTGAAGACCGGAAAGTGGGTCGACCGTGACCCGATCGACGGTGCGCTGTGGCCGGAGATCCTCGCGCGGGACGTGGCCGCCCGGATGCGTGCGATCGAGGAAGCGCGCCGGCCGTACGTTCCGGTGATCGTCGAACCGCCGGTCGTGTGCGCCCGCCCGCCGCGGGGGGCGCACGAGTTTGCCGGTTACCAGGGCAGACAGGCGGTCGGACTTGGCAGGCTCGCCGTACGCTGCGGCATGGACGTGCAGCCGTATTACTGGAAGTCCGGCGCCGGCGTCGAGGGTTGCGCCGTCAAGGGTTACCGGCCCACGATTGCGTTCGTCGCGACGTGGGAGCGGCCACCCGGTAGGAGCTGGGGCGTGGACATTGCGTATGTCTGGAATCCGTCCGACCGGTCGCGGGGACCGGTCAAGATCAGCTTGACCAATCTCGAAGAACTGATCCGGAGGTAAGGCGTGAAGAAGATCGTGGGGATCATCGCCGCTGCCGTCGCGCTGTTCGCGTTGACCGCGGGTGGCTGCGATAACAGCGCGACACAGAAGGCGAAGCACGACTGCGACAAACGGCACGGCGTTTATCAGAAGACCGGCCCGCACTCGGGGCAGTGCCTGGCACCGAAGGGTGGCTGGCAGTGATCACCGCACACCGGGCGATGGAATATGCCGAGGCGTACGCCACGGGCGAGGCTCCCGATTTTGAGGCTGCCCGGTTCTGGCTGGACTTCGCGCGCGAGCTGCGTACCGAGCACTACCAGCGCCTCGCGCATGAGGCGGTTTGGCCGCGGGCGGCAGAGAAGCAGTCGCCGGCCGAGACGGTCGTTATGACGGTGCCCGATGGGCGCCCGGGCGACGCTACCGAGGCGGTCGGGGACTGTGCGCGGTGCGGGTATGCCGTGAAGTGGGGTTCGGCAGGGCCGGACGGTATCGGCGAGCTTGTGCACACGCGTACGGGTCGGGCCGTGTGCCCGGTGCCGGTGGGGCTTGACGAGACGTACACGTTCGCTACGCTGCGAAACTGACCCCCTTCGATAGCGAAGCGCCGCAGCCTCCCCCCGTGGGCTGTGGCGCTTTTGCGTACGCTGTGTATGCTAGGTAACTGCTAGGTTTTGAGCCTTGTTATGCGGAGAGGAGTCCGGTTATGCCACGCCCCGACAGCGGCAAGCTGGGCGGACTCGTTCGCCGGAAGCTCATCCGCGAGCTGGCACTCAAGATGCCCGACGTGACGTACACGGAGATCGCGAAGCGTTACAACGTGACGCAGGCTGCTATCTCGCAGTTCGCGAAGAAGCACGCCGACGAGATCGCGGCTGTCGCCAAGGATGCGGACGATCAGTTCGCCGGCTTGCTGATCGCCGACAAGGCGCATCGCCTGGCATTGCTTCAGGAGATCGTCGAGAAGGCGGGTGTACCTGCACCGAAGGTGACCAACGCCGGTCGTGTGGCGTACGATGACGAGGGCAACATGATCACTGAGATCGACGTGCGCGCGCAGATGCAGGCGCTCAAGCAGGCGGCCGAAGAGCTCGGCCAGCTCCCCACGCGCGTGCAGCTCACCGGCACGATGGACACGACGACCACCTATCGCATCGTGAATGTGACCGACGATGACCTCACCTGATCCGCTTGAAGCGTTCGTGCGCGTCGGCTTCTTTCAGGAGCACGCCGCCATTTTTGACCATGCGCTTTGGTGCGGCGAGACGTTCTACGGGTGGACGGAATGTCCGCGCGTCGACATGCATCGTGCCCAGGGTGATCAAGCCGGTCAGGCCATCCGTGAGGACATGCAGCGATGACTCCTGACCGCGGTCGCGCGCCGGTCGTGTACTACGTGCCCGCGCCTCGAGCGCGCAGCGCCGGCAACGTGCTGGCGAAGATCATCTTGTGGCTGCTCGCGCTCGCCGCCGCCCCGATCGTGCTCGCGTTCCTGTTCGGCGTGGTCGTGTTCATCGTCGGCGCGATCGAGGCGTACGGCTGACGAACTGGGGATCGCATCATTTTCATGCTATGATTTGTTGATGCGATCTGTATGCGCCTTCCCGCCGTGTGATCGTCCCGTCCACTCTCGAGGCTTATGTGAGCCACACGGCGAGCAGCGGGATCGCGGGCAGGAGCTGCGGCCCGTCAAGATCTACATGAAGCAGACCGATCGTGATGATCAGGGTCGCAAGTACTGCCGGAAGGGCAAGCACTGGCTTCCGGTTAGCAACTTCGGACCGTATGCGCGTAGTTCTGACGGGCTCAGTTACCGGTGTCTTCAGTGCGCCTCGGATCAGCACCGCTTGCGTCGGTACGGGCTCACGCTAGAGCGGTATGACGAAATCCTTGCGAGCCAAGGCGGCGGTTGCGCGATCTGCGGTGAGCAGTGTGCCACGGGACGTCAGCTAGCCGTTGATCATGATCATGGTTGCTGTGCTGTTCCGCCCTCGGACCGGACTTGTGGTAAATGTGTGCGGGGGCTGCTTTGTGCTTCCTGCAATAACGCCTTGGGCGCATTCAGGGATTCCCCTCGTCTTCTTCTGATCGCTGCTGATTATCTGGTGAAGCATGCCTGAACTGGTTCATACGTTCGAGGCGCGTGGCGCAAACCTCGAAGCGCTGAAGACCAAGGCTTTGAAGGTAGTTCTCGCGGGCCCGGCTGGCACCGGTAAGACGCGCGTGCTGCTCGAGAAGGCTCATCAGCTGTGCCTGCGTACGCCGGGTGTCAAGTGTTTGGTTGTTCGCCAGACCCTGGTCAGCCTTACGGCGTCCGGTGTGCAGACCTATCAGAATGACGTGGCGGCCGAGGCGCTGCAGGACGGTACGGTCAAGTTTTTCGGCGGCTCGATCAGCAAGCCGCCGGCGTTCCTGTACAGCAACGGGTCGTCGATCGCGCTCGGCGGGATGGACAAGCCGGATAAGGTGATGTCGACTGAATACGACTGGATTTATATAATCGAGGCAAATGAAGTTTCGCTGGAAGCGGTCGATAAACTTACTTCTCGATTGCGAAATGGTCGTCTTTCGTTCCATCAATTGTTTCTCGACTGCAACCCGCAGCAGCCCACGCACCCGATCAAGATCGAATGCGATCAGGGCCGCATGGTCATGCTGCACTCGCGGCACGAGGATAACCCGCGCTTCTTTAACCGCGACGGCACCATGACCGCGGCCGGCGTGGAGTACATGGGCATTCTCGACTCGCTGACTGGCGTGCGTCACCTGCGGCTGCGCAAGGGCATCTGGGCTGCGGCCGAGGGCGTGATCTTCGAGCACTTCGATCCCGCTGTGCATGTCGTCGATCGATACGAGGTGCCGGCCGACTGGCGGCGCATCTGGGCGGTCGACTTCGGTTACGTGCATCCGTTCGTCTGGCAGGACTGGGCGGTAAAGCCGGACGGCGAGATGGTGCTCGTGCGTCAGATCCACCGCACACAGCGACTCGTCGAGGACCATGCTCGCGACATCAAGCAGCTGACCCGCGGCGAGCGGCCGCCGTACGTCATCCTGTGCGATCACGACGCGGAGGACCGTGCCACCTTCGAACGGCACCTCGGTAAGGTGACGCGGCCGGCGAACAAGAACGTCAGCGAGGGATTGCAGGCGCTCGCCGCTCGCTTCCGCATCGGCGCGAACGGCCGGCCACGCATCACGTTCATGCGCGACGGCATCGTGCACGGCATGACCACGCCCGACCGCCCTGATGCGCCACCGCTGTGGCAGCCTGATCCTGAGCTCGTCACGCGCAAACAGCCGACGAGCGTGGTCGAGGAGATTCCCGGCTACGTCTGGGAGCAGCAGGTGATCTCAGGCAAGGTGAAAGATCAGCCGCACAAGGACCTCGACGACGGGTGCGACACGGCGCGCTACGCCGGCGCGTTCATCGATCTGCAGCCGAAAGCGCGCGTGCGCTTCGTGGGATAGCTGCCCGGCTTACGCCCTTGTCCCGCTAAACCGAGCTCACACTCGGTGAATCGGCTCCCGTGCGCGGCGGGAGGCTGCCGCCCTGCGACGGAGGACCACCCTGTGGCCCGAGCATCAGCCTCTCGATGATACCTGCTATGCTGGCGGACGGAGACGAGGGATCGCAAGATCTTCGTAGGCGGGGCCCGCACGCGCTTCGGGTGTGTACGGGCCCTCGTCTCGTTTATGCTGGCCGCATGGCCACCTCTCAGGCGCAGACCGCCACTCTCACCTCGCCGGCTGCCAGCGCCTCGAGCGCCGTGCTGCTGACTGCCACCAACTCCCGCCGTGGCGTGATCATCTACAACGACGGCTCGACGATCCTCTACGTCGCGTTCGCCGGCACCGCCTCGACGAGCGCCTACACCGTCCAGATCGCGGCCGGCGCGTCGTGGGCCCTCGACCCGTCGAGCGGCTACGGCGGTGTCATCTCCGGTATCTGGGCCGGCTCGCCGACGGGGAACGCGCGCGTCACGGCCTGGTGAACTGGGTATGAGGGCGGCATGTTCGCTCTCATCGCCGCCATCATCTGGTTTCTCGCTGCGTTCGGGGTGGGGCTTGGCTCGCTGAACATGCTGCTGTTCGGCCTGGCGTTTCTCGCGTTGCACTTCGCGTTCGGGTGGGGGTTGCCGATCACCGCGCCGTGGTCTCGTCGCGAGTGACCTTTTTTCGACTCTTAATTTAACTCTTCGGGGCGTCAGACCTAGCAGGTTCCTGCTATGCTTGACGCATGCTCACGAAGACGAAGGCCACCTCGCAGGCCGCCAGCCGCGTCCGCCGGCTGATGCCCGGCGTGCTGGTCACTGCTGACACGCGCGAGTCGTACGACCTGAGCGCTGGCAAGTCGCTCATGATCACCTCGATCACCTACCCGCCCCGCACCTCGGCCGCGATCGACGCGCGCGCCGCTCTGATGCGCATGCCCGGCGTCCGTACCGTCGAGATCAACGGCGAGACTGGCTACATGACCGTTGTGCGGGAGGCGTGATGCTGCTCGCGTTAGTGATCATCGTTGCGTACGTGGCAGTCTGGGTTGTCTACGGTTGGCGTCTCAGTCTGCGTTTTCTCGACCTCTCGATCAGGAACAATCTGCGTAAATATCCGAACACGTACTACGGGGCGGAAGGCGTAGCCAAGTCCATCGCCGAAGACCGGCCCGGCTCGCTGGTAGCAGGGTTCGGTACGGCCGCGTTCTGGCCGCTGAGCATGCCGGCTCGCGCTGCTTATCGCCCGATCACCGACAAGGGCCTGATGCGTACGGCGGTCGAGCAGGAGTTCGCCGAGCGCGCCGAGCTCGAGCAGTTGCGCCGACAGGCTCGCGAGCTGGGCTTGCCGATGCCTGATTCTGAGCGGGAGGCCTGATGTTGCCCTACCTCGGCTTGCGCAGCCTATGGGACATCCCCGCGCTCATCCTGCCCGCGCTTGTGTTGTGGGGGCTGATCGGATGGGCGACGGTTCATGTCATTTAAGTGCAGGCCGAACTACTCGACTGTCGACACATGGATGGCAGCTGCTCGAGGCGCGTGCGTTAACGATGACCATGCGGCCGAGTGGCGTTACCGAAACACCGCTCGCTTGATCAGGCGTCTGCCGCCGTTGTCGGACAAGGCGCGCTGTTTGGTGAAGCGCCCGGCGGGTACTGCGCAACGGTGACGTGTGCGTGGTGCCCGCTCGCGGCGCTGCCGCCGTTGATCTTCTCAGCGATGACGACCGACGAGTGGCGGGCGTACCTGCGCGACCGCTGCCCGGTCCGGGGCTGACTTTTTTTACTTGTCTATACAAGCAAAACGAGGGCAGAAAGAAGGGCCCCTGCCGGGGCCCCTGCTCTCTCAGGCGTAGACCGGGCTGGCCATCTTGACCATCGGGTCCCGCATCAGGTGGTAGCACGTGGTGCCTACCTGGTCGGCCGTGGCGCTCTTCTTGACCTTGACGATCCGCTCGCCGTTCTCCGTGATGACCTTGATCCCGATCGGCTTCAGCATTTCTGTCTCCCTCTCTCGTTCCCTTGTACCTAAATCATAGCAGGAACCTGCTAGGTTTGCCAAGCCGGGGAGGGTAGAAATTTCAAGATTTTTTAGGACGTTCCCGACATACGGTTTTTGACACGTTTCAATTTCAGTGCCCGCCCCGCATCCTGCGTGTGCGCGCCGCCTTCTTGCTCATGCGGCTGCGCTGCGGGTGGAAGCGGCCACCGTTGGCGATGCGCGCCGCGGCCTGCTTCGTCATGCCCTGCCGGCGCAGCGCGCGGTAGACCTTTTGCCGCGACTGGTAGACGAAGCCGTATTTCCCGCCTCGCGATGAGACCATGATCGCCACTCCTCACACTGGGTTCTGCTCTATATGCCCATTGTCCTGCTATCATCGCGCTCGTGGGAGCTGTCAGGTGGGACCGTCTCGCGGCGCTGCGTACGCCACTGCTGATGATCCTGGCGCTCGTGGTCCTGACAGGCGGAGTGGGAACGGGCATGTTCCTGATCTGCCTGCCGGCCGGCTGGATAACCGTCGGCATCCTCGGGGCGGCGGGCCTGGCGTTCCTGGCGTGGGTCACCGACGACGACAGCAGGGCCGGACCGAACGGGGTGCGCAGATGACCGAGCCTGAGAGCGCTCTCACGCCGCAGCCCCCGAAGAACGAGCCGGCCGAGGACACCACGCCGGGCGGCAGCGGCGCCGATCTCGAGGACAAGCGACTGCAGAACGTCGAGGTCCCGCCGAGTATGCGCACGGTCATGAACATCATGGACCGACGGCGCGTGATCGAGTGAGCCGCTGGACGGCGCCGGTCAGCGCGCTCATGCGACCGCGCAACGACTCGCCGGTCCCGCTCACCAGCCGCAAGCGCGCCGGCTCGCTGGGCACGTACGCGCTCGCCGGCTCGATGCTCTCGTTCCTCGAGATGTACGCCAACGATCCCGTTGTGCGCCCGATCGTCGCGCGGCTGACGCAGGCGGTCAGCGAGACGAAGTGGCACCTGTACGTCAAATCACGTACGGGCAGCGACCAGGATCGTACGGAGATCACCAAGCATCCGCTGCTCGACCTGCTCGCCAAGCCGAATCAGTTCCAGTCCTTCGCCGAGATCATGGCCCGCGGTCAGCAGCACTGGGAGCTCGTCGGCGAGACCTCGATCGTGCTCGGCTTCGTGCCCGGCGTGAAGTACCCCTTGGACATGTGGGTGCTGCGTCCCGACCGCATCACGCCGGTCCCGGACCCGTACGCCTTCCTCGCCGGCTGGATCTACGCCGCGCCCGGCGACGGCGAGAAGATCCCTCTCGAAACCGGCGAGCTGCTGCGGATGGTCGACCCTGACCCGACCGACCCCTACCGCGGTCAGGGCGCCGTACAGTCGCTGCTGCGTGATCTTGACGCGCAGCGTTTCACGAAGGAGTGGCAGGCACAGTTCTTCAACAACTCGGCGCAGCCCGGCGGCATGATCATCGCCGATCACCGCATGGACGACACCGAATTTGAAGAGGTGTCCGCGCGGTGGAACGAGCAGCACAAGGGCGTCAGCAAGGCGCACCGCGTCGCCATCCTCGAGAACATGCAGTGGGTGCAGAATTCTTTCAGTTTGAAAGACTTGCAGCTCGCAGAGTTCGAGACGCTCGGCCGCGACAAGACGCTCGCCGCCTTCGGCATGCCGAAGAGCATTATCGGCATCGTCGAGGACGTGAACCGCGCCAACGCCGAAGCCGGCGAATACCTGTTCGCGCGCTGGATGACGCGCCCGCGGCTCGTGCACTGGCGGTCAATGCTCAACTCACAATTGCTGCCCTACTTTGATCCACAGGGCAATCTCGAGCTCGACTTCGACGACCCCGTTCCACAGAACAGCGAGGCGAACGTCGCCGAGCTGGTCGCCAAGTCGGGCGTGCTGACGCAGCTCGCCGCTGCCGGCTTCGATGTCGACGCGGTGCTCGAACTGCTCGACTGGCCGGACATCGGCTACGAGAAGCCGGCACCGAGCATCATCAAGGTGCCGAGTACCACGCAGCCACCTGCGCCCGCGCTCGATCCGGGTGAGGAGGACGACACCGTTCCCGAGGATCAGCTCGCGGCGCTGCGTAAAGCGCACATCGAGGTGCGGGGCCGCGAGGCGGACGAGGCGGATGAGCGCGAGTTCGACAACGCCATGCGGTGGGTGTCGCGCGGCCACCCGGACGCGAACTGCTGCGATCCCTGCCGCAAGAAGATAGGTACGTTGTACCGTAACCGCACAGCGGCCTATAAGGACTACCCGCCCGGCAAGGGCTATGTGAACTGCGTCGGTGCTCAGTACGGCAACCACTGCCGCTGCCGAGTCGTCAAGCGAAGGAGTCAGCGCGATGAATAAGCGCCAGCGAGACATCATCGCGCGGCTGCAGCCGGCCGTTGATTTCGCCCTGAACAGGGCGCCCGGTCATCAGGCCGGAGAGCGCTCTCACCGCGGCCTGTCGATGACGAAGCGCGTCTCCGCCGACAGCGCCGCCGAGCTGATGATCTACGGCCGCATCGGCGGGGGAGGGTGGTTCGATGAGGGGATCGGTGCGAACGACGTGGCCGCCGCGTTGCGCGATGCGGGACCGGGCCCGATCAACGTTCGCCTCAACTCTCCGGGTGGGGACGTATTTGACGGTGTGGCGATCCACTCGCTACTTGCCCGGCACCCGGGGACCGTCACGGTTTACGTTGACGGTCTCGCCGCGTCTGCTGCGTCGTTCATCATGCTGGCCGGCGACCGCATCGTCAGTGCACGCAACGCCTTCGTCATGATCCACGGGGCGATGACCGCCACCTACGGCAACGCCGGCACGCACCGCGAGGCGGCCGAGCTGCTCGACAAGGTGAGCGACAACATCGCCGACATGTACGCCGAGCGCGCCGGCGAGGACCCGCAACACTGGCGCGACCTCATGGACGCCAACCGCGAGGACGGCACGTGGTACACGGGTCAGGAAGCGCTCGACGCGGGCTTGGTCGACGAGCTGACCGCGGTGCCCGATGACTTCGACGAGGACGCGGCGATCGCCGACCGGCTGAAGGTCTGGCAGAACGTGCTCCCGCAGACCGCCCGCGAGTTCATCTCTAATCACCCTGCCGAGGACGACGAGGACGCGTGGGATGATGATCCGCTCGAAACGGACGTAGACGAGCTGAGTCAGGAAGAGATCGACGAGGCTTTCGAGACCGGCGAGACCGGAACGACAGAGACGCCCGTCACTGAAGACGCCATCTCGGACGAGGACTTCGCGTTCGCGATGCAGATGTTCCAGTTCACCAACGGCCACGCGGCCAGATAGGAAGGACCGGTAGATGCCTACCAAACTGGCCGTGCCCAACACGGCCGAGGGGCTGCAAGAAGCCCTCACCAACAAGGGCACCCTGAAGACCTTGATTGACGAAGGCTCGTTCCCGGAGTTCATGACGAACTACGCGAAGGAGTTCCACAAGGCCGACAAGGACGTGGCCGCCCAGGTCGACGAGCAGATTCAGGCCGCGCTCGCCTCGTTCGCCCGGGAGAATCTCGTCGAGCTGCGCAAGGCGAACGGCAAGCGGGCGACCGCCGCCGACGTGCGCGCGCAGCGCCAGGCCGGCACCAAGCGCCCCGACCTCGCCGCCGGCTACAAGCTGAACGGCGAATTCGAGTCGTTCTGGGACTACCTCGAGACCACGCACCCGGACGCCGACCCGCGCACCGAGCGCATCGGCGCGCTGCAGAAGAAGCTCAAGAACGCGATGAGCTCGACCGACCCCGGTTCGGGCGGCTTCCTCATCCCCGAGGAATTCCGGGCGACGCTCATGGAGCTGGCGCTCGAGTCCGCCGTAGTCCGGCCGCGGGCCCGCGTCATCCCCATGCAGTCGCTGCGCATCTCGATGCCGACCGTGGACGTGACCAGCAACGCCAGCTCGGTCTACGGCGGTGTCGTCGGCTACTGGACGGAGGAGGGCGCGGCGCTCGTGCAGTCGCAGCCCGCGTTCGGCCGGATCACCCTCGAGGCGAAGAAGCTCACCGCCTACACCGAGGTCCCGAACGAGCTGCGCGAGGACTCGGCGATCAGTGTCGAGACTCTCATCGACACCATGTTCCCCGCGGCGATCGCGTGGTTCGAGGACATCGCGTTCATGTTCGGTTCCGGCGCCGGCGAGCCGCTCGGCGTGTTCAACCAGCAGAACAACGCCATCGTGATCCAGGCTGCGCAGGGCGGTCAGGACGGCGTGGCTTCGCCGAACGGCGCGAGCATCGTGTGGGAGAACATCGTCGGCATGTACGCGCGCATGCTGCCGTCGAGCCTGAACAGCGCGGTGTGGGTCGTCTCTCCGGCCACCCTGCCGCAGCTGCTCACCACGGCGCTATCGGTCGGCACCGGTGGTTCGCTGGTCGGCATGGCGGCCGGCAACGGCTCCGTCTCGCCGGTCATGAGCCTGCTCGGCCGCCCGGTCATCGTGTCGGAGAAGGTCGGCAACCTGGGCCTGTCGGGCGACGTGAACTTCGTCGATTTCGGTCAGTACCTCATCGGCGACCGGATGGCCATGCAGTCGGCCACGAGCACCGAGTACAAGTTCGGTCAGGACATTACCGCCTACCGGTTCATCGAGCGGGTGGACGGCCGGCCCTGGCTGCAGTCGGCGATCACCCCGCGCAACTCGGGACCGACCCTGAGCCCGTACGTCGCGCTCGCCGCTCGCCCGTAACGCCTGATGTCATGCCCGCAGCTCGTCTAGGGTTGCGGGCATGGCTATCAACTTCACAGAGCTTGGCTTTGAGGAAGGCGTCGACGCGCTGCTCATCGTTCCAGTCGCCGGAACGAACGCATCCGTGTCGGGGAACGTCGACTTCACTGACCGGGGCGTGTACGCCGACACTGCGAGCGACGGCACGTACGGAACGGCCCGGGTGTTCTTCCCATGGTCGAACATCAGGTACATCTCGCAGAACCTCTAGACCGGCAGTAACGCCCCGGTCACCCTTGAGAGGGGAAATCAGTTGAGCTCTATCAACCCGCTCGGCCGCACGCTGAACGTCGCCACCTCGGCGACCACCTCGGCTGTGCGTGTGTCCATGCGTGACTGCTCCGGCGTGCTGTTCGTGCTGATCGGCGCGACTTCCGGTGCCGTCACGATCAACGAGTCCAACGCCGCCTCCGGCGGTACCACGCAGAACGCTGGCGGCGCCGGCGCCGTCTTCCCGTGGTGGACGCAGAACAACGGTGTGTGGACGCGGCAGACGCCGGCCACGGTCACCGGCACCGGTGGCGTGACGGCGGCGACGGGTGGTCTGCTCGCGGTCTACGTGTCGCAGGGTTCGCTGTCCGACGGCTTCAACTACGTGTCCGCTTCGCACGGTACGGGCTCGTTCGTCTACGTCCTCGCGGACCTCGACGTTCAGCGCAAGCCGGAGAACCTCCGCGACGTGCGGGCGTAGGGCGGTTGACACATGGCTACCCAGGTACAGGGCAAGGCGCTACTGCAGAACACCCACGGCGTTCTGTCCGTCCGCGCCGCCGCGGTCATCCCGGCCACGACCACCGGTACGCTGTTCAACGTCGTGAACGGTCAGGTGCTGGTCACGTCGTTCTTCGGCGTGGTCACGACCGTCATGTCCGGCACGGCGACCAACCTCAAGATCAACGTGTCGAACACGGCCTCGACCGGCAACACCGACATCTGCGCGAACGTGCTCGTCACGTCGAAGGCTGTCGGCTCGATCTACGCCATCCCGACTCTGGGCTCGGCCGCGACGATCGACAACTACGGCGCGCGCTGCCCGGCGTTCACGCTCGGCGCCGGTGCGATCCGTGCCATCACCGACGCGACCAACACCGGCGCCATGAAGTGGTACGTGACCTACGTTCCGCTCGACTCTGGCGCGTACGTCGTCGCCGCCTAGGGCATTACTCCACCTGAGTCACTTCCCCGATACAGGAGGAACCAATGCCGAAGATCAACAGCGCGGGTGTGCCGTCGTACGACGGTCACCAGGGCGAGGTCACCAACGCGGTCGGTGAGCAGTTCAACGTGGACCCGACTCGCGACCTCAACGGTGAGCACGCCGAGGGTTACGAGTCCAAGCCGGTCGAGGAGTTCGAAGAGACTCCCGCACCGGGGGTCGCCGGCCCCATCACCGAACTGACCGGTGATGAGGACGACGAGGAGCGCGACGACACCGACGAGAGCGGCGACCGGCGCCAGGCCGGCCGCGGTCCCCGTCAGCGCCGCGACGACCTGTCTGCCCTGAAGCTCGGCGACGAGAAGCAGGGCGAGCCGGCCGCCGGCTCGCCGAAGAAGGTGACTCCCCCGTCGGCCGCGAAGCACGGCGAGGGCACCGACTCGCAGAAGAAGTAACCTCCGAGCAGGGAGCGGGCCGTACCCCACGCCGGCCCGCTCCCGCACCGGATGAGAGGAGCAGCCATGAGCTGGTATCAGCTGGTCGGCATCCTCGACGCAGCGCGCACCATCCGTGACGAGGACGAGGCGCGCGGCTGGGTCGCCTGCCCGAACGACGGCGAGCCGCTCACCCGCTCGAAGGACGGCACGCTGTACTGCAGGTATGACGGGTGGCAACCGGATCAGCTCGGCCGGGCCGAACCTGTGCGATGATCTGAGCAGCACGACAACTGAACACGCTTCCCTGACCGCGTACGCTCCCGAAAGCAGTGACGATGGCGATCACCGAAATTGCCTACTGCGCCCGAGAGAGCGTGCAGCGGGCCCTCAACATTGCCGACACGCCCCGGCTCAATCAGCGTGTCGATGACGCCGTGATGGCGGGCGCGCGCACCCTTGAGCGCGAGCTGCATCGCAAGTTCTACCCCGAGACGAAGACCGTCCTGTTCGACCAGCCTGACGGTGACAACCTGTGGCTGTATGAGAACGAGCTGGCCGCCGCGCCGACGCAGGTGCTCTCGGGCGGCGACGCGATGACCTCCGGCGCCGACTTCTTCGCCCGGCCGAAGTCCGGCCCCCCGTACGGATGGCTCGAGGCGAGCTACGCCGGGGACGTGTTCTGGCAGTCCGTCGACACGCCGCAGGCGGCCATCTCGATCACCGGTGAGTACAACTACCCGGTGAACAAGACCGCCGTGACCACGCTCGGCGCCTCGATCACCAACTCGGCCGCCACGCTGACGCTCGCCGACTCGTCGCAGGTCGGCATCGGCAGCCTCATCCTCGTCGACACCGAGCGTCTACTCGTCAGCGACAAGGCCTTCGCGAGCACCACGGTCACGCTCTCCGCCGATCTGGCATCGAGCAAGTCGGCCGGAACGTTCATCGTCAGCAACGGCGCGCTGCTCAATCAGGGCGAGCTGATCCTGATCGACGGCGAGCGTATGTTCATCGAGACCATCGCCGGCAACTCCGTCACGGTAGACCGGGCGGTCAACGCGTCCACCCTCGCCGCGCATACCACCGGTACCACGATCTACGCGCCGCGCACTGCCACCGTTCTGCGAGCCGTCACCGGCACCACGGCCGCCTCGCACAACTCGGCCGCGGTCATCTACGCGCTGCGGGCACCGAGCCTGATCCGTGAGTACAACCTCGCGCTCGCGATCAACAACGTCAGTCAGGCGCTCGGCGCGTACGCGCGCACGCTCGGCGCCGGTGACACGCAGCGCGACAACTCCGGCGCCGGTGTGGCCGCCATCGCCGCGCAGGCCTATGCCGCGTACGGCCGCAAGGCCCGCGGGCGGGCGGTCTGACATGGCCGAGCTGATCTTCCGGGGGCCGATCTTCACTGCGGTCGGTTCGACGGTCATCGACCGCGCCTGTCGCGAAGCCGAGCTCGAGTTGACAAAGCAGGTCCGCCGCCGTGTCCGCGCGCTCGGGCAGTCCTCGTTCAAATACGAGAAGAAGACGTACGACGTGCCCGGTAAGTGGCTGACCAACGTGCGCCAGGAAGCGCGCGAGGACTACCACGTCGTCACCGATTCCGGGATCATCTACGGCCACTGGCTCGAAGGCACCGGTTCGCGCAACCGCACGACCCGATTTAAGGGCTACTTCATGTGGCGGCGCACCTATCAGACGATGTTGCGCGGTGACGCAATGTTCATCGCCCGCCCGATCATCGAGCGCGCCGTGCGGACGATCCAATGAGCAACCCGGAGACGCTCCCTCAGCAGCTGATCGAGGCGCTGTCCTCGGTGCTGCTCGGCCTGGGTTGCTTCGACTTCGTGAATCAGGCCGAGCCGAAGAGCGCCGGCCAGCTGAACGGCATCGGCGCGGCGATCTGGGTTCAGTCGATGCGGCCGGCCGCTCAGCGTTCCGGGCTGACCGCCACCTCGGTGCGCTTCGAGTGCTCGATTCGTATCTATCAGGACATGCTGTACGAGCCGCAGGACATGTTAGACCCGCAGCTCACCAACGCGACGTGGCTCGTCATGCAGGCGCTGTCGGCCGGCTTGACCCTCAATGGCGCGGTGGAGTACCTCGACCTGCTCGGCAGCGACGGTGAGCCGCTCGCCGGCGAGGCGGGCTACATCACGATCGATCGCAAGATCTTCCGAGTCATGACGATCACCGTCCCAATGATCATCGAAGACGCATTCCCGCAGGCCAGATAGGAGACCGGACGTGGCAAAACAGGGCGGTATGGGCGACCTGTTCGCTGTTGACGGGTACGACCTGTCCGGCGACATCGGCAGCCTCGGCAACATTCACGGCGGCCCGGCGGCGCTCGAGGTGACCGGTATCGATAAGTACGCGCCGGAGCGTGTCGGCGGCGAGCGTGACGGCGCCATCGAGTTCACCTCGTGGTTCAACGACGCGGCGAATCAGGCCTTTCCGGTGCTCTCCGCGCGGCCGACCGGTGACCGCATCGCGACCTATGGCCGCGGCCGGGCGATCGGCGCGGCGGCTGCGTGCCTGGTCTGCAAGCAGGTCAACTATGACCCGAACCGCGAGCAGAACGGCGCGCTCAGCTTCACCACATCGTGCCAGGGCAACGCGTACGGCCTCGAGTGGGGCGAGCAGCTCACGGCCGGCTACCGCACCGACACGACCGCCACCAATGGAACAGCGCTCGACTACGGCTCCACCTCGACGGCCTTCGGCGGGCAGGCCTACCTACAGTTCGTCTCGATCACCGGTACGAGCGTGACCGTGAAGTTGCAGGACTCAGCCGACAACGCGACATTCACCGATCTGTCCGGTGCCGCGTTCGTTGCTGCCACCGCCCGCGGCGCGCAGCGGCTCGCCTTCACCGGCACCGTCCGGCGTTATGTCCGGGCGGTCACCACGGGGACGTTCACCAACGCCGTCTTCCAGGTGACCTTCATGCGCAACCTGACTGCGACGGCCTTCTGACATGGCCATCTTCCGTATCAAGCCCAACATGCCGGTCGGCGCGTACACGACGTATTCGCTGACCATGCCGAAGGACACGCACTGGCGCAAGGCCACGTGCGAGGAAGTCGAGTGCCAGCCGTGGCGTAACGGCTGGAAGACGATTGTGCCGACGGCCAGCCCGCAGGCGGACTACATCAGGGCGAAGCAACACGGTCGGCACTTCACCGAGGCGCCCGCTGACGGCGGCATGGCCGAGTTCACCTTCCCGCCCGGGCAGCCCTGCTTCCGTTCCGGCGAGCACCGCCTGCAGCTGCAGCGCCCGCCGATCGCGAGCCTGCGCGGCGGGGACTGGCGGGCGGCGACTACGCCCGTCAAGGTGGTCAATCTGCAGGAGTGGGTCAACCGCTTCGGCGAGAATCAGGTCGCACTTAAAGATCGAGTAGAGAGAGGGTAGGGCCGTGGCCAAGGAGTCCGGAATTCCTATCAGTACGTTGACCATCGACGACTCGTCGGGCACGCCGCAGTCCGGCGTCATCAACGACGTGGGCAATTTTCAGTTCGCCACGCCCCGCGCAGTGCAGGACGTGACCGGCGTCGACAAGAGTGCCATCGAGCGGCTGCTGTTGCTCGCGGACTTCAGCATCACGCTGAACGCGCCGGCGTTCAACGACGCCACGAACCGCTTCCACGCGGTCTTCAAGACCGTCCCGAGCACCTCGGTGGCGCGTACGACGGCCCTCAACATCTCGGGGCAAACCCTTACGAACGAGGTGCTCTACACCGATTACCAGATCAACCGCGGCCAGGACGGCTCGCTGCAGTCGACGGTGCCCGGCGTGCTGGCGGATGGGACGGTCCCCACTTGGAGTTGATTCCTACCTGGTGCTAGATTAGGCGCATGGATGAGTTTGTCACTTTTGTATGTCCTATTTGTAATCAGGAGCGTACAGGGCGCCGTCGCAGGTGTTATCCATGCAGCACAAATCCTCCCGGCCTAGAGGGCAGAGAGGCGATCCGTCGGAAACTGAGGGGAGTGAAACATTCGGATGAACGTCGCAGAAAGAACAGCGAAGCAAAGAAGCGTCACGCTGCACAAGGTCGAACTTTTGATCTTGCTGGGTATATGCGAGATAAGCCTCATCCGTTTGCTTCTCCGGTGGGAGCGGAGCGCACCAATAAGCTGGGCAGAGTCTCTGTCAAGTGCCCCGACGGAAAGTGGCGGTGGCGAGCCCGTATCAACTGGGAATCGGCAAACGGCCCGATTCCGGCCGGGTACGTCATTCATCACATCGACTTTTCGAAAGACAATGATGATCCGGCCAACCTTCAAGCGGTCAGCCGGGCAGAACACGCCCGTATTCATCGCGGGTAGCTAGGAGACGTGGGGACATGCCGAAGATCGGGCGCAAGCTGCTCGTGCTCAGGTTCGAAGATCCTGACTGGGAGGGGATCGAGGTCAAGATCAGGTCAACATCCATGCGCGCCATCCTCGAGCTGCAAGAGCAGACCGACGCGGCTCGCAAGGGCGGTGGCCTGAAAGAGATCTCCGACCTGATCGATCGGTTCTGCGACAAGCTCGAATCGTGGAACATCGAGGACGACGACGGGGCTATCCCGCCGACGCGTAACGGACTGTTGTCGCTCGACTTCCCCGACGCGGTGTACCTGATCCTGTCGTGGGTCGACGCCATGACCGCGATCGAGCCGAGCCTGGGAAAAGACTCGACCTCTGGCGAGCCGTCCCCGGAGGTACAGCTCCCGATGGAACCGTTGTCCACGAGCCCGCCGAGCTGAGCAAGGTGAACCTGATCCTCGGGCTGTGCGAGCGGTTCCACTGCCTGCCCAGTCAGTTACTCGATGAGGACGCGACCCTGTTGCAGATGCTCGCTATCAGTGCCCGCGGCAATCCGCCGCAGCAGGCGCCCGACGACGGATTTGATCACTCGATGTTCTAGGGAGGTGACATGGCACAGAACGAGATCATCATCGTCGTCAAGGCGAAGAACGAGACGAAGGATGTCTTCGAAGCTCTTCGCCGTGATGCGTCGCTCGCCGGCGACGCGGCCGGCGAGACGATCACCGACCGGATCACCGAGAAGATCAAGGTGATCAAGGACGATCCGACGCTCCCGCAGGCCGGCGGCCCGATCGGTGACGCCCTCGGGCGGACGATCTCCGAGCATGTCACCGAGCGCATCAAGGTGTCGGTCAGCGAGTCGTTCACTCGCGACGTGAACGGCCGGCTGCACGACGAGCTCGGCCGCTTCGTGTCCGAGCACAACTCGAGTGCGCACGAGAAGATCAAAGTCGATGTCGACGTTGACGAGCAGTCGTTCGGCGCCAAGCTGCACGGCTTCTTCGACCGTTTCAAGGCGCGCCTCGGCATCGACGACGACAGTTTCCTCGGGCAGGCAAAGCAGCTGTTCAGCAAGGCCGGCGATCAGTTCGGCGACAGCCTGAAGACCGGTTTCCAGTCCGTCTTCTCCGGCGATGTCATCTCGACCACGCTCAAGGGCGGCGGTATCGCAACCGCCATCGTCGCCGCGTTCGGCCTCGTCGGGCCTACCCTGGCGACCGCCCTCGGCACAGCGTTCGGCGGCGGGACGATCGCTGCCGGCATCGCTTCGGCGATCAAGGATCCGACCGTCTCGTCCGCCATCGCCGACCTGAAGAAGAACATCTCGACCGCGTTCGCCGGCTTCGGTGACGTGTTCCGCGGACCGGTGCTCGACTTCCTCGCCCGGCTGCCCGACGCGTTCAAGCCGCTGCAGCCGATGCTTGACACGATCAAGGCCGATCTAGCCCCGGTCGCAGAGAACTTGTCCAGCGGCGTGATCGGCTTCCTACAGAACGTACTTCCGTCGATCGGCCGCGCCATCGACAGGAGCGCGCCCATCATCAACACCCTGGCGGAGAATCTGCCCGGCATCGGCGACGCCATCGCGCGCCTAATCGACAACATCAGCAGTCACCCGAAGGAGACCGCCCAGTTCTTCAACGGGCTGCTCGACGGCATCCAGTTGCTGCTCCGTTTTCTCGGCGTGCTGGTCACCGTCTCGTTCGGCGCGTACAAGACCATCCGCGACATTCTGACCAGCCTTGTCCTTTACGGCACCAAGGCGGCCGAGCTGCTGCTCGATGCGTTCATAGGCGCCTTCGGATGGGTGCCCGGCATCCGCAGCAAGCTCGACAGTGCCAAAGCGAAGATGGACGACTTTGCGAACCACGTCGTGCGCGAGCTCAACAAGGTGCCGGATTCGAAGACGTTCACGCTTTACATTCGCACCGTCGGCACCAACGCCGGCGCCACGCTGCAGAACATCGGCCGCATCCTCGGCAAGGCCGCGGGCGGCATCATCGGCGGCTCGGCCTCCGGCGCCACACCGAGCGGTCTGACCTGGGTCGGCGAGCATGGGCCCGAACTGCTCGATGCGCCGGTCGGCAGTCGCGTCTACTCCAACCCCGACAGTATGCGCATGGCGGGCGGTGGCGGCTCGGCATCGGTGGTCGTCGGCTTCGACAAGAGCGGCCTGACCGGACTCGCCGCAGCCCTTGTACAGACTCTGCGGGCCGAGGTACGCGCGTCCGGTCTGCCCGTCGCCCAGTTCTTCGGAGCGTCCTCATGAGCCTGTACGGCACCGGCAGCGGGCCGAAGGTAGAACTGCAGATCAACAACACATGGACAGACGTTACGCCCCGCGCCCGGGCGGCACAGAAGGTCACCATCACCCGCGGCCGAGTCGACGAGCAGACACGCACCACGGCTCAGACCGCCCAGATGACCCTCGAGAACACCGACGGCGTGCTGTCCAACCGCAACCCGAACAGCCCCTATTTCGGGCTGCTCCCCCGCAACACGCGCGTACGCGTTACGGCCGGCGCCGGCGACAACTATGCGAAGGTCGTCTATTCCGATCAGGCCTCACTCGCCAGTGACATCCGCACCGCCGACAAGGCGAGCCTCGACATCACCGGCGATATCGACATCCGCTGCGACATCCAGCCGTACAGCTGGCACACAGGATTCTCACAGTTCAGCGGCGTGCAGGGCATGACCATCGCCAGCAAGGGCGCCAGTTCCGGTAACCTGAGCTGGGTTTTCTACATGCTCGGTGACGGTACGCTTCGCTTCCGCTGGTATCCGGCCGGCACGACGAGCGGTCAGCTCACTGCGGCCTCGAGTATCCCCATCCCGCCGACGAGCGGCCGGCTGACCGTCCGTGTGACGCTCAAGGCGAACAACGGTGCGAGCGGCAACACCGTCACCTTCTACACCGGCAGCTCGGTCACCGGCACCTTCACACAGCTCGGCTCGGCGGTCACGCAGTCCGGCACTACGTCGATCTTCGCCAGTTCGGCCGATCTAATCCTCGCCGGTGGCGGTGACGGGCACGTCGTCTTCTTCTCCGACATCCCCGCGTACGGTGGTCGCTTCTTCCGCTTCCAGATGTACAACGGGATCGCCGGCACGCTGGTCGCGGACATGGACGCTACGAGCCGAACGCCCGGTGACATTTTCTGGTCGGATGGTCTGACCTCGCCGAACACCTGGGTCGTCGAGGGAACCGCACGCATCACGACCGACCGCATCCGCTTCACCGGTGAACTGTCCAGTCTTCCGCAGACGTGGGACCCGACCGGCAATAACGTCACCGTCCCCGTGACCGCGAGCGGCATCATGCGCCGGTTGACACAGGGCCCGTCGCCGCTGCAGTCGCCCATGGTGCGCAACTTCAACCAGTACAACCCCAACGGGTACTGGTCACTCGAGGACGGCCCCGACGCCACCTCGCTGAGCTCGCTCGTACCCGGTGGCCGGGCCGGCACCTTTACCGCAGTCAGCACGAACGCGCTCGCGACCGGGCTACCGGGCGCGGCGGCCTGCGTGCAGTTCTCCGACGCCACCTCGGTCATGCGCTTCACGGCCGCGAAAGCCACCTCGACCGGAACCGCCTCGTTCGTCTTCTACGTCAACCTATCCGCACTGCCGACGACGCAGAAGATCATGGCGCGGTTGTACACGTCCGGCACCTTCAAGACGATCAACGTTTCGCTGAACGCTACGCAGTGGGTCTTCGACTTCCTCGCCGGCGATGGCACCAATCTGGGCGGCGCGAACGTCAGCGTGACCGGCATCAATCCCGCATCCGGTTGGGTCGGCGTCAACCTGTTGCTGCAGCAGTCCGGCGGTAACGTCAACTACTCGGTGCGGTGGGATGCGCTCGGTGCCTCTACCGGCGTCGGCATCGGCCCGATCGCCATCACCTCGGCCACCACCGGTGTTCCGACCGGCGCGTTCTTCACGGCTACCGACACCGTGTTCACGACGGCGAAGTACGCGCACCTGTTCATGTCGACGGGCAACTTCGACCTGACCAACGGCGCTTTCCGCAACGCTTCGAACGCGTGGCTCGGCGAGACCGCGGCAGCGCGGCTGACCCGCCTGTCGCTCGAGGAGAACGAGCCCATCGAGATTTGGGGTATCCAGAACGACAGCGAGTTGATGGGCTACCAGCTGATCGACACTTTCATGGCGAACGTGTACGACTGCACGGACACCGACGGCGGGATGCTTGGCGAGTGCCGCGATTCGCTCAGCCTCCTCTACCGCACCCGTGGCTCGCTGTACTCGCGCAACGACGTAACCCTGTCGTACGCCCAGTCCCACCTCGCTCAGGTCCCGCAGCCCACCGAAGACGATCAGGCGTTCACCAACGACGTGACCGTCTCGCGCCCCTCGGGCGGATCGGCCCGCAGCAGTAACACCGACGGCTCGACCTCGGTCAGCGACCCTCCGGCCGGCGTCGGCCACTACATCACCGCGGTCTCACGCAACGTCGCCAACGAAAGCCAGCTGCCCAACGTCGCCGGTTGGCTGATGCTCACCGGCTCGTGGGATGAGGCGCGCTATCCGAACCTTGTCGTAGGCCTGCATCGCGCGGAGATCCTCAGCAGCAACGCGCTGACCCTCGCGATGATCGCCCTCGAGATCGGCGACACGATCGACCT